CGTAATGGTAATGTTGCGTACAATTATCTGCTACAAACTATCGAAAACAGACTATACGGTGGGGACAAGGCTACTCTGGCTATTGAGTATGCCAAAATAATCAAGACGGAAGTATCCGAGAAGTATAGTCTGCCAAAAATTAGTGAGATTAGAGAAAATATTAAAGCGGAGGTTGACAAGAACCCGATGCTAAAGTATATTCTTGGTAGTCACCAAGTTAGCGGGAACCTGCGAGAACTCAAAAATAACAAGAACCCGATCAATCAACTTGATGAGCGAAATAGTTATTACAATAATAATGGTAAAGATTGGTTTAGTCAAATGAGTCAAGACAATGTGGATTTGTTCAAGATTCAGTTGAGTAGTTTGATTAAGTAATTTCACGGGTAATAGGAGAATTAAAATGGCTGTTCCTTTTATGTTTGTCGATGGTAATTTGACGCTGGTTCTTAATAACCAGAGTTATCAGGTGTTGCCGGATCATATTAACTATAAGATGATCCTTGAGGCTTTGCCCACAGCAACCGCAGAAGAACTCTTGGATATTGTTGATGTAGAAAAGGCTGTTGCTAATTTTAGCGATGGTTTGGTCGAGATCAAGAATGGACAGGTTACTTATGAGGGAGAAGTTGTTCACGGCAGTATTAGTAAGCGCATCCTTGAGTTTATGAGCAAGGGTCTACCCTTTGAGCCGCTTGTGACTTTTCTAAATAATCTTATGGAGAATCCAAGTATGCAGAGCCAAAAGGAACTGTATGATTTCTTGGAGCATGAACATCTGCCAATCACAGAGGATGGTCACTTCCTCGCCTATAAGGCTGTTCGTTCAGACTATAAGGATAAGTATCGCGGCGTATTTGATAATAGTGTTGGCAAGGTTGTTAGTATGCAACGAGCAAAGGTAGACGATAATCGTGCTAGAGGTTGTTCAGACGGACTTCATGCTGGCGCATTAAATTACGTTGCTGGTTATGGTAGTGTGGAGAGCGGTGATCGTATTGTGATTGTGAAAATCAATCCCAAGGATGTAGTCAGCGTTCCAAGCGACTGTAATTGTGAAAAACTTCGCACCTGTCGATATGAAGTTGTTGGAGAATATGAGGGCGAATTGCTAAAGCCTCTTTATTCAGCGGATTTTTCTCAGGATGAGTACGAGGACGATGAGGACGACTACCTTAATAACTATGATGAAAGTTATTGGGGCCAATTCGACGAAGAAGAAGATGAAGAAGATTACGAGGATGAAGATTACGACAATCAGTATTGATTAATAGTCAAGGTGGCGAGCGGTCTTATTAGCGACATCTAATAGTTTGTGTTGCTAATAACGAGGGTTCGATTCTCTCGGCCATCTTTTAGATATTGCTCTTGATAGCGATGTTCACTATCCCAATATCGAAAATGTAGTTAGTAGGCTGGAAAAAGGAAAACAGATGTTTAGCGATACTTTGGCTTTTAATCCGTTCGATAAGACCCATAGTGCTATTGGAACAGATACTCAGATAGCATTGAGAAATAAGTTTTTAGCTTCTTTTGGTGGTCAGCATATTTTCTGTTATAATGGTGATCCTCGCAAGAAGATCAGTAGCATGAATCATACGGATCATCTTACTACTGTTGCTATTGCAAATGATAGTCGGGGTGCCGATGCTTATTTTTATGTTAATGGTGGACGCAAGCAATATGCTATTAGCAGGATTCGTGCTTGTTTTGTTGATATGGATGCTGGACGAGACGATAAGGGGTCTTATTTCAAGCCTAGTGTTGTGATGCGAAAGAAGAAGGAATTCTTAGATAAAATCAACAGTTTTCCTGTTAAGCCAAGTTGGGTTGTTGATACTCGCAATGGTTATCAGTGCTATTGGATTCTAGACCAAAACAGCCATAGTCCTAATAAGACCTATTGGAACGGTATTCAAAAGAAACTAGTAAACTATTTTGAAGGGGATGCCAGAGCGATCAAGGTCAATCAGATTTATAGAATTCCTTATACTTGGTGGAGAAAAGCCTGGGAGGGAAAGCAGCCTTATTTTACCAGTATTTTGTCGGGATCGACTGGTAATCCAGTAAATATTGAGCAGCTTAAAAATGCTCTTGATGGAGTATCTGCTGTTGTTAACCTTGTTGCAAATAAAACCAGCGACGAGTGGTTTAAGGAATATGCTAAGGCTTATAAGAAGTCTGATATTACAGGCGTCCCAGTGTCGGTAAATGTCGCCACCAACATTCTGAATCATATGAAAACTTTAAATCCAGAAATATATACTCATAGCACAGAAAACGCTAAAACAGCATATGGGTATACCGGCAGAGGTATTTTTCAAAAGGCCTATGGCGATCCAATGCCAGTGAGTGCTGTTGACGATACGCTGGTTGATGATAGGGATGACTCTGTAGACCCACAGGACTCTTTACCTAACAGCGGTATAAACCTTGATGGGTCACAGACCAAACTTTTAAAAACCGTGGTCGAGTACCTCAATCAAGCGTCTACAGCACTATACTTTAGCAACAATCGTTTTCTTGCCAGTGCGGCAAAAGACCTTGCTTCCCAAATTAGTGACAAATTTTGTATTGGATAATATATGCATGAACCATATGATGATTATGAGGACTATTACGAAGATGATTATGACGATAGTCATGATTATGATGAGAGTCAGCCAGAATCAGACTGGAATAAGTTTTATTTTAAGTTTGATGTAAGTAGTGGTCCTATATCAGAATGGGTTCAGAAAATGATAGATAACCTTATTAACAAACCTCTATCGGATACTAATGACTGGTATACCATTAATAATATTTCGGACTTTCCGTTTGTTTCGTTACCTGTGACTGATTGGCTCTCCAATACAGTGAGTGGAGGAAACTCTCTCCTGTATTTGGGGAACAATCAGTATAATGAACCAATATACAAGGCTAAACACTTTCTAGAAAATAAGTTAGTAAACTCATACACGAACCATCTGCAACAACACGCTTCTTACTTTATCAAACAGCCATCTTATTATAAATCTTTATATGATATTCTCAATTAAAACAATAAAGGGATTGCCAAACCATGAACGACAAATATATTATTAATGATCTGGATGGATTTACTAATAGCGCTAGAACTTTAGTTTTTAATACTTTTGGAAAAGAAACCACCAATGTCTTAGACGACTTCGATAATCTTATTAATAAGATATCTAAAGAAGATCAGGCGGAAATGAATGTGGTGCTAACGCAAAACGAATCTTTACAAATAGTCAAAGACCTAGCAAGAAAACAAACAAATAAAAAGACTAAAGACACGAGATATCTTATAGACGAAAAACTATTTTCTGAGATTTTGGAGGCATTAAATGCCAGATTAATCAGTAATATTTTGTCTAACTTGACAAAAAAAGGTCTTGTGGAATCCGCTTACGATGCTGAATTGGATGACTTCATTTTTTGGATAAAAGAAGATGCTAACACAACACAACAAGAACAAGAAGATAAGCCTGAAACCGACTAAGATAGAAGCCCATCTACAATATATATGTCCTAATCAGGATTGTAGGTTCGACCACTGGCTCACATTAAGAGAAACACAGACTAGAAACTTTAAAATAGTCTGTGAATGCGGCACGGTTTTTAGACCCAAAAGAGTTAAAGATCTAGATATAGTTTTTGCTAAAAAAACAAATAAGGCAAAAACGGTATCGCGTCCCTCTAAGCCTAGTAGTCAGACTCAAAAAATTACAATACCTATTGACATTCTGAATAGATCTGCTATAGTATTAGTCGGCTATGGCTTTACGGATAACGAAGCCCGTCAGATGATACAGGAGTGTTTTGATAAGACACAATCTGTTGATGTTTCTTTTTTGGTTAAAAATTCTTTGGAATCCTTAAGAGGTAAGCAATGAGTAATGGTATTCGTCCTACTAAATTTGATGAAATTATTGGTCAGTCAAATGTGATTGAACGTCTCAGAATCTCTGTCGTGGGTTGTAAAAACGCCGGTGCTGTGATGCCTCATGTTTTAATAGACGGCCCGCCGGGCCTTGGTAAAACGACTATTGCGAGTGCTATGTCAACAGAGTTGGGGGTGAACCTATATACCGTCAACGCCGCTAGTATTAGAAGTCCTAAAAATATAATTCCTTATCTAATGGGTATTACTCCAAGAGCAGTATTGTTTATAGATGAAATTCATAGGCTGCCCAAGATAGTAGAAGAATTTTTATATCCAGTTATGGAAGACTTTTCTTTGAGTATTATGGTAGAAGATAAGCCGGAAACTATAAGTCTACCAATGTTTACTGTGGTAGGCGCTACAACAAGCGGAGGTAGTTTAAGTCAACCGTTTTACGACAGGTTCCAAATTAAAGAACACTTGTCTTTCTATGCAGATCAAGATTTAGCTAAACTAGCCAAGTCAAATGCCGCCAAGTTAGATATTGAGATATCAGATGCCGATTTGCTAGAAATAGCAAAAAGGAGCAAGGGTACTCCAAGAATACTGAACGCTAGACTTCAATGGTACAAAAACTATAAGTCTTGTCATCCAGGCGCTAGCACTAGTGTAGAAGAAATATTTAATGTTCAGGGTATAGACGCTTTGGGTCTAGACATATATGATCGTGCGTATCTCGATGCTCTTAAAAAAAGCAAAGGCTCTCCACTTGGACTCAAATCTATTTCTTCGATGACCGGCATAGCAATAGAAACAATTGAAAATAGTATTGAGCCGTTCTTGGTCAGAAAAGGATTGGTTGTTAGAACTCAAAAGGGTAGAGTTTTGTCATAATATGAAAACAATATGCATGCTAACCTATGAAAGAACCGGCTCTACGTGGTTATGTAATGTTTTA